ATTTAATGCTGTTGTACACGTTCTTGACAAACCACGACCAAAAAAAGGTTTTAAATGAATTTATTAGTCGCAGGAAGAATCACAGGTTCGGTATTGATTATTTGTGCGTATTTTGTTATACTACATGTATCAACATTTTATGGAGCGATAATTCACGTTATCGCTGACGTTATTTGTATTCCATTTTATATTCACAATAAACAATGGGATGTTGCAATTATGCTAGCTTTCTTAATGAGCATAGCAATTAGTAAAGTAGCAATTTTATTATGAGTGATTTTATTTGGGTTGAAAAATATAGACCCAAACTTATTGATGAGTGTATTTTACCTGACAGTATCAAGAAAACATTTCAAGATTTTGTAACAGCAGGTGAGATACCAAATATGTTATTATCAGGCCCACCGGGGATTGGTAAGACCACAGTAGCAAAAGCATTATGTGAACAATTAGGAGCAGATTTCTATGTCATTAATGGGTCGGATGAAGGTCGTTTTCTTGACACTGTTCGGAACAACGCGAAGAACTTCGCATCTACCGTCTCTCTTACAAGCGAGTCGAAACATAAAGTCATTATCATTGACGAAGCAGACAATACCACTTCCGATGTACAGCTCCTTCTCAGAGCGAGTATTGAGGAGTTCTCTGCCAACTGTAGATTTATCTTCACCTGTAACTACAAGAATAAGATTATTCAACCCCTTCACTCACGCTGCACTGTTATTGACTTTGCAGTTAACAAAAGGGACAAACCAACAATAGCAGCACAGTTCTTTTCAAGAATCAATGATATTCTTGATAAAGAAAATATACGAAGTGATAAGAAAGTTGTTGCTGAACTTATCAACAAACATTTTCCTGATTGGAGGAGAGTGTTAAATGAATGTCAAAGATATTCTGCCGGAGGTGAAATAGACTCTGGTATATTAGCGTCCTTTTCAGATGTATCGATAAATGATCTCACCAAAAATCTCAAAGAAAAAAACTTTTCCGAAGTTCGGAAGTGGGTCAGCACGAACTTGGATAATGATACTACTTTGCTTTTCCGTCGTATTTACGATAGTTTTTATGAAACCTTGGTCGCTAATTCTATTCCTGCTGCCGTTCTTATTCTGGCTAAATATCAGTACCAAGTAGCATTTGTTGCGGATCAGGAGATTAATATGTTAGCATGTCTAACAGAAATTATGGTGGAGTGTACTTTCAAATGACTAAATTTACAAAAACAAAAGCACAAATGAAATCAAGCATGTATTATGTATTTTGGGGTGCTTGCACCTTTGCTGTCATGGCAGGTCAAATCTATGTTGGTGCAGGATATAATAATATGTCTCGAAGTGTTAGAGATTTGACAGAAGTTATTACCATCAAAATAAAACTCGAAGAACTTAGAGATCAATATCAATTTAGAAATGGTTACAAAGAAAAAATGCCAATCATACAATGATCCTAAGTGAAGTAGATACATTATGGGCTGCTGATGAATTTATTAATTACTTTAATAGATTTAAATCTATTGAGGATTATATTCGTTATACAAAAGAGGCAGCAGTTAAAGAAAGAGGTCAATCAATTGTCTCTCTGAAAGATGAGTTCTTTAATGAAGATGTTCATCCAGAGGACATGGACTTTGAGGTTAAGTTTGTTGGAGATAGATTCCAACAATCAGTTCCTCAAGCATATTATCATGAACTTCTAACAGCAACATCATCGGCAATTATTGAGAAAAATATTCCCGGTAGAGAGTTGCGTTGGATTGTTTATGAAAAGAATAGTAAGAAGATAATTGGATTCATTCGTTTTGGATCTCCAACTATTAATTCAAAACCTCGCAATGAATGGTTAGGTCAGCCAGCAAATCTCTCAATATTCAATCGTCATGCTGTGATGGGTTTTGCAATCGTGCCATCTCAACCTTTTGGATATAACTGTCTTGGTGGTAAATTACTTGCATTATTGTGCGTATCTCATTTTGCAAGAGAGCATCTTAATAAAGTATTTGAGAAAGATATTGGATGGTTTGAAACAACTTCTTTATATGGATCTACTACCTCTGCATCACAGTATGATGGATTGAAACCATTTATTAGATTTAAAGGTTTAACTGATAGTAAGTTTTTACCTTTACTTCATGATAGAGCGTTTCATAAACTTCATGATAGATTCACTATTATCAATGATAATAATCCTGTAACTCCCAGTTATGTTTCTTCTAAAAAGATGAAGAGACAAACTAGAATGATTTCATGGACTAAGAACTCTCTGAAAGAATATGGTCAGGTAGAAAAACTAAAAGAGTTAGACAGAGTTCTTAAGAGTGCATTTGGACTTACACAAAGAAAAAGATCATATACTTCTGATTATGGTTATGGGAATGTTCGTGAAGTATTACTCGGTGAACAAGATAAATTAGTCAAAGGTCAAAATTGGGATAAGTTCTATCTTGATAATATTATTTCATGGTGGAAAAAGAAAGCTGGTAAGAGATATGAAAAGTTAAAGTCTGAGGGTAGGTTTAGAACCGAGGTCGAACTTTGGACAGAGGATGAAGATATTCAGATTATAAGATAATGGAACTAAAAGACTGGTTAAACTCTATTAACTTTACAAAGGAGAACTTGATAGAAGAAGATTCAAGTCTGATTAAAGATTATCCTCCATACATCGTCAATCGTTGTTTGTCTGGTCATCTTGATACAGTCATGTTTGCAAATGAGATGAATAAGTTTCCTAACTTAGATAAAGACCTTCAATATCATTTTTTTCTAAATACACTTAGGAAAAAGAAGAGATTTTCTCCCTGGCTCCGGAAGGATAAAGTCACGGATCTTGAAATCATCAAACAATACTATGGTTATAGTAACGAAAAAGCACTAAGTGCTTTGAAAATATTAACACCTGATCAAATTAATTTTATTAAACAACGACTTGATATTGGAGGAATACGATGACGACGACCGTTGAACCAACCGTGCAATGGACTCAGGATCAAATGCTTGAGGTTGTGTTAAATGAACCAGATGATTTTTTAAAAGTTCGTGAAACACTAACCCGTATTGGAGTTGCATCAAGGAAAGAGAAAAAACTCTATCAATCTTGCCACATTCTGCATAAGCAAGGAAAATATTTTATAGTTCATTTTAAAGAATTGTTTGCCCTTGATGGGAAACATGCGAATCTTACAATCAACGATGTGCAAAGACGTAATCGCATCACTCGTTTATTGGCTGACTGGGGACTTATCTCAATCGTTAAAGAAGAGGATTGTGTAGATATTGCACCACTCAATCAGATCAAAGTTTTATCTTATAAGGATAAGGGATTATGGCAGCTTGAACAGAAGTATAATATTGGTAAGAAAGGAAAAACCACAGAGACGGAATAAAAAATTTTTTTTTATTGACAAGGTAATGATTTTGTGCAATAATAAGTTTAACTTAAAAAAATTATCATGTTTAATGATCTGAATGATCTACCCACTTCTGAATCACAAAAGGAGGGACTTGATTACAAATTGGATACAAATTATAATATTTCAAAGGTTGAATATCGTAGTCTCAAAAGAAGTATAGAAGGCAAATACGTTAACGTGCCTTACGATAGTTTAGTGTTGGGGTTTGAGAAGGCCTTAAAAAACATGCAAGGTAGACGAGACACTGGTGAAAGTGTCATGGACATTGTTGTAACTCAAATGAGTGTTGGTAAATCTACTTGCACTGATACTGATTTAAGAAGACTCGTAAAAAAATATCTTCCAGAAATACAAGTAATACTACGTTTATCCGCAAAAAGAGATACTTCAGATGATGGAGTTTTCACTACTGATGAAGACGGTTGGTGTGGACTAGGGTTTTTTACACCAAAAGAATTTGAAGGTCAAATAAAAACCTTAGAACATGCTCTTAATTTCAGTGCAGATATTTCTTATTGTATGAGTATGACGCACTCTCTTTTTGTGCATAAAACATCTCAAGATGTTATTGATTTTTTAAATAGAAATCAAAATAAAATATTAATAGTAATTGAAGAAGCTCATGAATATATTGCGTGTCCTATTGAGGGTGCATCGGAAGCAGCAAAAGTCAGTGGTAATAATGGTGGAGCACCTTATCATGCAGTTCTTCCTAAAACAATATTTGAGTGGACAAAAAATGCACCATATGTTATGGGGTTAACTGCTACTCCAACTGTTGCTCAAGATGGGACATATGGTATTGGTAAAGGTGTTAACAAAGATGGAGTTGTTTCGGATATGTTATATTTGTCTATTAAGGAATTTGATTTAGAATTTCCATTTAGAGTTATTGACGCATCTGCTGAGTTGGAAGATTTAATACCTCATCAATCTTGGATTCATAATGTTAAGGAATACAGGTATGAACATAAAAATTCTGATAGTGCAACTAATTCTCTAAGGGGATCTCTAGGGGATGTTCTTAAAAAAGAAAGAGCCCTACGTGAATTATCAAAAAAATATGATTCAAAT